CCGTTATACGAGTTGAGCTTCACATTTGCCATACATAAACGTATTGGGTCGAGGAATATAGAAGTATAACAGTCTTTAGTAGAAAACGGTGCTTCCCGTAAGCACAGCCACTGGAAACAAAGTAAGTTAAACATACCATCCATAAAATAGAGCCGGTGAGCCGGATGTAAAACTCTTTCAAACCGGTAAACTCACACCGAAGAAGTGAGAATTTGTCTAATCTTATCGTTGGTGGATCAACCACGATATCAAAAAGGATAAGAAAATGGAAAAAACTATCGATGTAAACATCGTCGCTGGCGTGCGCCAGTCTGCAAGTCTTATTGGAGCTCTGCTCGGTAAGGCTTATTCTACCGTAGAGTCTAAAACCATCTGGCAAGGTGGTCAAGAAGGTTTTGAGCGTGACAAGGCAGCTGCAAATGCTACCAATTCTGCAATGCTCATTACCAACCGTTCGCCCAAGAAGTATAGCCTGAAGACTCAGGATATCATCAGCGCTCAGTTCTATGTGCAGCCTATTACAGGCCAGCAGGGCATTGTTATTAATCTTCGTCAGGATGGCAACTATGACATGTTCTTCCCTCTCGACGGTCACAATCCCGTTGCAGTAGAGAAGCCCGTCGCAGACGCTATCTCTGATGCTCTGAAGGGTGAGGGTGAGAATTTCTTCCTCGACCCAAAGACAGTTGCCGCTGTTATTAACGAGGCAAACAAGGCCGAGATTAAGAACATCGAGACCCTGATTACTTCATTGTCGAAGATGAAGCAAAATCTTCAGGGTGCCGTTGTTGAGAACGACAAGAAGGCTGCTGAGATCGAGAAGCAGTGGATTGATTCTAAAGTGAACGGCATTGACATCAAGACTGTCATGAACAGCGGTACTGCTACTCTGAACGTTCACACAACCACAGAGGAGTAGTATGAACAAAAAGACCCTCACAGATGTATCGATCGCTAAGATTGGTATATTAATGTTAAATGAACACATTGCCGAGAAAGTTAAATCTGCCGGCAAAGAGGGTAGATCATACAAAACGTTCCGCGTGAATGGTAACGGAATCATATCATTGGGTGAAACCAATTATTGGTTCTGGAATCAACTCATCGGGTGTAAGTTTGATCTTACATTCGAAAGTTGGGCACTCGCCGTATGGGCTGCCCTTGTAGGTCTTTCTAAAGGCAATAACGCAATTGCTATTGAAGAAGGGCTTAGTGTAGAAATCGCTAAGAAAACCAAGCGTGAGTCTGAGTATAACTGGGTCGTTGACCGATTGTATGAAGTATTTGAGCATTTCTGTAATAACAAAGATGATGGAGCGTCTCTCGAGGGAGACCGGGGGAAGTCAGGCCCGAGCGTAATCGTCCGTGAACAGAGTGAGCAAACTCCTACTATCATCAACGTAAATTTAACCGGTAAACCCAAACAAACGTTTCGGTTTCCTGATGCTACTGGTAAAGCATTTCTTAGTCTAGAAATGGGTGTTGTTGGAGTAAGTGTAGAGAAATAAATAAATCTTGAGGGATTTTAGTTTATGGATATCGAGGTATCTATAAACAATTTCAAAATACACAAACAAAAATAATATTTAGGTCTTTATTAAGATTTGTATTAAATAACAAACAATCTCATTTACAATACTTGAGGGTATTTGGGGGAGTGGTCTCGAGGGACTGCTCCCCTGGAGATTTGTTTAGGTTTATAGTAAAGAGATTTGCTATAAGTCACTGGTAAATGATACTCGAATTCGATTTAATTAACATAAGTCTAACTAAATCAAAAATATATGACAAATAAATCAATTAAGTTGAATTCAAGTAAGATTATCGCTATCCGTAAGGAGATTGATGATAAGAAGAAGAAGTATTGGAGCTATATTAAGTCCGAGAATCTCATGTCGAAGAAGGAGATTAAGAATGGTTTCCGTACTCACGATCTGAAGGGTCTCTATAATGAGATTACTCAGATGGCTGACAAACTCGTGTACATTAAGGGTATGCTTATGTATCTTAACATGGGCATTACTACGTTTAATGCAGAGGAGTTTAAGAAGACAAACAATTATAACATCTTCATGGCTTGTGAGGCTAAAGAGGCTATTTGCCAGCTCAAGATGATTCCTACTCTTGATCAGAAGACAAAGGCACAGAAGGGTCTTAAAGCTATGCATAAGGATGAGGTTTTCACTAGCGCCAAGATTGCTGCTCTGATTAAGGATTTGCAGCTGCAGGCTAATAAGTATGATAGTAACATGGAGAAGTTTAACGATGGTACTGATATTACCCTCGATGATACTACTGCTCCGATGTTTGAGTCTTATCTGACTTTATAAGCATATCATAGATCAGAAGATGGTGCATACATTTATATGTATGAGCGGATCGTTCCCGCACTGATCACAAGTATTTCCCAAAATAACTTAATATAAACTTTTAAAACATTATCAAAATGAATAAGAATAATACTACAGCAACTGCCCAGGAGGGTCAGACTGTGACTAAGAATACATCCAAAGTTCCTACAGGTAAAATAACCACATTAAAGGACGCCGCTGCCCGTAAGAAGGCTCGTGAAGAACAGTATATGAATTTCCGCGTCAACTGCCTCAAACGTCGCTGCAAGCGAATGAAAGTGTCTGAGGAAGAGACGAAGAAGCTCATAGAAAAGTTGAAGGAGCAACTTAAGACTCCAAACAACTATTCTGTTCTTATCATGTTTAACAAGAATGATATCAATCTTGTTAAGGAATCTCTAAAGAATGAAGGATTGGTGTGTAAAGTTATGGCCGATTCATATATTATGATAGACGCTGATCAAGAAACTTTAGACACACTACGAGAGATTATGCCTCCATCAGCAAAAATACATCCGTATGTGAAAAAGAAGCCGCCAATTTTGCCTGTACAAAAGCCAAAGGAGGCTACAAAGAAACCCCTGAATAAGGCCACAAGAAAGGCCAACGCAGCAAAAGCAAAGCTTACTCGTAAGGTAAACAATATGAAAATGCATAAGAAGGTCAAGAAGCATTTTAAGACGCTTCAGGACGTTCGCAGTCGCAACAAGGCTATAGTTGTCCAGATGGACAACAAAAAGTCCACAGAGAGCTCTAAAATGGCCAAATCATGGACTAAAAAGGCAGCATAAGTATGTTAAATAAAATTGCTAAACTAATATGGGACATAGCAGCATACGTATTAAGATTCGTAGAAGAAAAGTAGCGAATCTTGCAGCCAGCAGTCGTAAGTTTACCGTTAAGAACAACACAATACGAGTAGCTAACGAAGAAGCTATTAAACAACAAGGTGAATGGGAATATAAGAAATATCCACAACCAAAGTCCATGATAAAGAAACATATGGAGTGGATTTATAACAAAGAAACTCATATAACTGAAAAGGTTATGGTTCCTTCAACATTCCCAACCAAGAAATACAACGATTATCAAAAATCATTGTGGAAGAACCTTGGTATAGCAGCCAAAATGAAGGCTTATGAGGACGAAAAGGTTAAAAAATGGGAGTGTAAGCATCCAAAGCCTTGTCCTGATGATGACTTGTTCAAAGACGAAATGATTCCGGCATGGGAACATGAGCGTGAACAAGCTATAGAACGAATACGAGACTTCGTTGTCTCGATGTTTGACAAATTGCCGCTGACTGGTCGGTACAAAGAATCGGACAGTAAGTTCGTAGAAAAACCAGTTACTGAGCTAAAGGACAAAGATGGAGAGGGTCATAAGATTAATGATCTAGACCCTAAGAAGTCTAAACTCCTGGATAAAGCTCAAAAGGTGACCAATAAAGAGAAAGCAAAAAATGCTAAACTAGTCGCCACAAATCTTAAGGACCACAAGCGAACCAAAGGACGTATAATACTTCCTGAGGCCGCATAATGCTTAGTAAAGCCTCTGCTTAGCACGTAACTAAGTGTGGTCCAGCGCACTGCTTGTGACCGGTCATAAGAGCCGGAAGGATAGCTCTATTGAGGTTCGAATCCTCGGTGCGCACTAGTATTAACTAAAGAACCTAAGAGTCATGTGGATACGAAATCGGTTAGTCTACACATAAAGAATATGGATAAAAGATACGGATAGAAATTAAATGAAAAAGACATTGTTGGAAAGTCCAATGGGTGTCTGACTGTATTGTCGTTAAATGACATAAAACAAGTAAATTGTAATGGTCATAAGTGTTGGGAATATATAATAGAAGTGAGATGTGAATCTTGCGGAAGAATTTTTAACACTACGTGGAAAAATTTTAGAGCACGTTCAAGAGCAAACTGTAAGTCTTGTAAATATTGTAAAGGTATGTTAATGATGAATAACCAAACAAAAAGAACGGGATTTACACAGAAAGAACGCTTAAGAATATCTGCAATAAAATCGGGAGCGAAAAAACGAAACATTCCATATAACCTTTCAGATGAGGAAGTTGTATCAATTATATCGCAACCTTGCGTATATTGTAAACAAAAATATGCAAATGGTATAGATAGAATAGATTCTATGAAAGGATTCGAAAAAGAAAATGTTGTTCCATGCTGTGTAATATGTAACAGGATGAAGAATAACTATTCTTTGGACTTTTTTAAGGCTCATATTAAAAAGATCTATAAGACATTTTATGAGAATTAGGAATTGTAATGTATACACCTTTGATGTAGAAATATTCCCGAATTGCTTCCACTGTTGTTGCAAAGACACAGAATCTGGTCAACTATACAAATTTGAGATTTCAGAACGTAAAAACCAACTCGATGAGTTGGTTTCGTTCTTTTTACAACCCAATGTAATATTTTGTGGTTATAATAATCATCATTACGACGATGTAATCATAAATTATATAATTGACTATAAAGATAAACTGTCAAATCTACCATACTATAAGATTTGTCAGTCTCTTTTCAATCTTTCCAAGTGTATAGTGGAAGACGAAGAGGGGAGTCGTGAGAAGCTCAAACGGTGGAAGTATGCACATTACTTCGAATCGATGGACTTACTCACAATGCAGTTCAGTCAAAAGTTACGTGTAGGTCTTAAAACTATGCAAGTAACTATGCACTATAAGAATGTTCAAGAGTACGATGGAGATTTTTCAGAACCTATCTTAAAGTGGGATATTGACGAAATGATTGCATATAATATAAATGACGTAGAATCAACCACAGAATTATTAAATCGGTTGAAGAAAGATATTGAACTACGTTTATTTATCGAAAAAGAACACGGCATAGATTGTCTCTCTATGGATAGTGTTAAGATGGCAGAGACCTTCCTATTAGAAGAATACTCTAAGAAGACAGGTATTCCTAAAAATGTTATAAAGGAAATGCGTTCTCCAATGGATTATATACCACTAAAAGACGTTATTTTGCCATTTATAAAATACAAAAATCCAAAGTTACAAGACGTTCTAGAGGATATGAGGAAACAAGTAGTATACTCTAAAGAACGCAAAAGCTATGAGAAGAAGTTTGTTCTCTCAAATGTGGTATATTCAGTAGGTGTTGGTGGAATACATTCCATTCATACACCTAAAATATTCCTTCCTAAAGATGACGAGCACATAGGACACGCTGACGTCACTAGTATGTACCCAAGTTTGTTAATTAAATATCAATTGGGTCCTCGTCACTTAGGTAAAACTTTTTGTGATATATTCGAAAGTATATACTACGAACGAATAGAAGCAAAACGTACTGGTCAAAACATTAAGAATAAGTTTCTAAAGATCGTGCTTAATTCTCCTACAGGAAAAATGCAACAGGAGGTGAGTTGGATGTATGATCCGTTCAATGTTTTTAAGATTAGAATAAACGGTCAACTAATTCTTTTAATGCTCGTAGACAGACTTTTAGAGCTTGGATGTGAAATTATTCAGGTCAACACCGATGGTGTTGTCTATAGGGCTAAAAACAGCCTTAAAGAAGGAATTCAGGAAGCCATCTCTGAGGTTGAACGAATTACACAACTTGGTTTTGAAATAGATGAGTACGAAGCCTTCTATCAATACGCTATTAATGACTACTTTGGGGTCTTAAAAGGTGGAGAGATAGAAGAAAAAGGTATGTTTATTACAGAAACAAAACTCGGAAAGGGACTGCAGCCTGTGGTTATACCTAAGGCAATAATAGCATACTTTACCAAACATATACCAGTGACAGAATTTATTGAGAAGGACAGAGACATCCGGGATTTCTTAATGTCACAAGCAGTAGATAAGAAGTTCAAAGTTATACATGGTGATAAACCTGTACAACGTATCAATAGATTTTACGCAAGTACAAATGGTCCATATCTATTTAAACAAGATAAAGACGCAGACAAAGACGCTGGACTAACAAATATGTTAACTAAATCAGGAGTAACAATCCTGAACAAGTTTGATGATCTCCCGATAGAAGATCGAAAGATTAACTATCGTTACTATATCAGTGAAGCCAGAAAAGTGATAGCGGACTTCACTGAACAACAGCTATCATTATTTTAGTAATTACAGAACCATAGAGTCATATGATTATTGAAGTAAACACAAAGCTTTTGGATAAATTTCCAGAGCTAAACTCAAATCAATTATTGTTCTTAAGTATTGTATTGGATAAGAATCAGCCTAAATATCAAGACGTCCAAAAAGTCATCAGCCTTGTCAATGATGACGATATACAATACTTAATCGACAACTCATTAATCGACTCGATCGAGAGAGAAGATTCACGAACATATATACCTACAGATAAACTAAAACAGTCTATAGAACAATCTAAAGATTATTTTGATTTATTTTATGATATGTATCCAGTGTATGTTATGCGAAAGGATGGTACTAAAAGCTATCTTAGAGCTAATGTAAATAAGTGTCGACACTTCTTCAATACAAAATGCGGAAAAAGTTCAGCAATGGCAGAACATATAATCAAATGTCTCGACTACGAGATATCTAAGCGAATGCGCGAAGGAAGTTTGAGCTATATGATGACAATGTGGAACTGGTTGACGAGAAGTCAATGGGAAGCAATTGAAGAAGAAATGCAAGATACATCTAAGCAACAGACTAATATGTATGGAACAGAACTTATCTAATCTTATACGACCTATGTCAGTTGTAGCTCAAGAAGCTATCAACTACATAGCAGGAAGACGAGAACATAAAGTCGTGTCTTTAAAGACTAGATGGAATAAGTTTAATAAACAGTGTATGGGAGGTATAGAACCCAATACCGTATACACCATAGCTGGCATTTCAGGAACAGGTAAGAGCTCATGGGTTAATTTGCTCACAACCGATTTAATTGATTTGAACCCAACTGAAGACATAATTATTCTGAATTTCTCATTAGAGATGGTTGGATTTAGGCAAGTTGGAAGAACGCTTTCGAGTAAACTACGCA